ATCTACATTAACACCAAGAGTACTTACTACAGGAGTAGCATTTGGGTTAGTTGTAGCTAGATGTACTCTAAACTCAAAGGCTCTAGCAGTAACGTCTGATATAGAGAATGGTTGCCAATTACTCCAAGTAGGTGTACCAGTAGGGTCATCTAAGGTATGTCTTAACTCTAAGGTAACAGATGTATCATCAAAGGTAGTTGTACCATCATCAAAGAAACCGGACCTTGATTCAAACAATCCTGTAGCACTGTCAAAGTCTTATCAAACCTTGTACTGACTAAAGTGTAATTAAGACGGCTAGTAAACTTGGCACCTAAATCGAGACTGTTAGCAAAGTAGTATATACCAGATGTTGCAAAGTTATCAAAGTCATCAAAGTTACCTGATCTATCATCAAATAAACCAGTGGCATCATCAAACAGGGGTTCTCTCTGTAGAATGAGATAACCATTTGAGTCTTTCTCTATAGAAGACCTGACACCTGTAAAAGAGGGGTTCTCCGTTAATACACTGACAACGTTAAGTTCTTCTAGCCCTGCGCTAGTAGTTATAAATTGTGCAGGATTAACAGATGTATTAGACCCACTAAAGGTATCATCTACAGCCTTAATAAAGTAGGTGCCTGTACCAGCATCTGATACGGCTAGAGTACTACTACTTGCAGGAACTTCAGCGACAAGCACTGAGGATTCATAAGTAGCTCCTACAGTTTCTTGGGAGTACCTTACAATGTAGTGTGCTAAGTCTAGGTCAGCCACTGGTGTCCAACTAAGGTACAAGTTAGTCCCCACAAGGTTGCCAGAGAAGTTAGTTACATCAGCAGGAGGTGCGCCTAGAGCCTCTACATAGTAGTTACTTATAGTGTTGTAGGTTCCATGCACACCAAGAGAGTTAGTAGCCCTAGCCCTTATGTCATAGAAGTCATCTTCTACCCCAACTACTTCAACCCTGTCTGTACCAACAAAGGCACCCATAGTTGCAAGGGAAGTATAGTTAGTGTCTCCTGTCTTTCTAAATTGTACCTCTGCTGTATCCATGATGTTGCTTGTGTTGTTTATATCAATTAGCAGAACACCAAGGGTCTTACCCTTAACTCTCCTTAACTCAGTACTAAGGTTAATGCCAAGGTTAGGAACTGTGAAAGGAGACAACAAAGTAGTATTATCTCTTTCGTAGACTATACCATCGTCAACCTCATCAAAGACACTAGATGAAATCTCCCTAAGCACCATGTTTACTTGTAAGTCGTACTCGTCCACAGAGGCAAAGTTCCAAGACATAACCTCAAACTCTTTGTTAGTCCAACCAAGTCTAGTGTTAGTTAGGGTTATGTTGTCACCTGTCTGTACTTGGAAAGCCCTAAGACCAAAGGACGCCTCAACAGTAAGCTGCTGCCTATTCCTTTCTAGGACTATCCTAGCTATTCTTCTAGCCTCTATAGAGTTGTCAGTAAAAGTAAGGTCTAGGTCTAGTGAAGATTCTTGACCACCATCAGCAGTAACAAAGGCAGCATTAGTTACAGGTGGGAAGTCTGTTACTTGCCAATTACTTTCGTCACCTCTAAACGTACCATTAACATTGTTGAAGTTGTCCCTACGGGAGTTCCTAGTAGCTAGGCTTATTCCTGACCTAAGATCGTTCTCATCAAAGTTAACTGAAGCAGCAGTCCACGCAGCGGCTTTAACCTTCCATGCACCTTGGTTATACCACAGGGTAGCACCCATAGAAGTTATGGCATCTTGCAAGAAGTCTACAGGTGTAGACCCCGTAGTGAAAGCACCATTCATTGTGTAACGTGTTGTACCAGCATCTGTGTTAGTCTGGTCACAGATATTAGCAGCAGTAGTAAAAGTTGTGTCATCTATGTTGGCAGAGGCTTCTCCCAAGCCATAACCAGTACTCGCAAGATAGTCTCTTATGCACAGTGCAGGATTATCAGACCAAACAGTTGTTGCGGTTCTTGGGTCGTATACTTTCTTACCTTTTATCACAGAAGTAATCTCAGGGACACCATTAGGGAAAGCATCTGCATCGTATGTAAACTTACAGTACAAATAAGCAATACCACGAAGTCTATGGTTCCCTGTCCAACCAGATACAGCACTAACTAGACTACTGTCGGCAGCTTGATCTGCTGTACCTAAGTGTTCTTTGATTGTTACTAGGCCACTGTAACGACTAGGAGAGGTAACATTACCACTACCGTCTATAGTTGCTACTTCATCATTAATGTATATCTGCTCAAAAGACTCTATCTCATGTCCAGCAAAGGCTAACACTCTGTGTAGTTGTACATTGTCTGTACCTGTAGTAGCATCAAACACCCGTACTGGGCCAACTCTCATTTTACCATATATAACTTGATGGTCTAATGCAGCCCCTGTCTGTGTTACGTTATAACCCCTATTCTTCTTATTACCCCCACCAAATGTAGGTGCAGTAGGGGTCGGAGCCAAGGACCTCATAATTAGGCTTGTAACAACAGACATAACTACATAACGAAATACTGCCGACTGAATTACAACACCAGCGGCGGCTGTAAAACCCCCTACAGCATAAGCAGCACTTACAACAGCCATTAAGAGTTACCCCCTATGTACTTAGAGTAAAGTCTTTCTATAGGCGTAAATCCTAGTCTCTCAAGTATTATGTCAAATGGGCTGTGTACCTTAGTGTTCATAACCATAACTGATACCCCATCTTTCTTTAGATACTTTTCTGCAAACTTTATTAACTTAACACCTGTCATACCTTTACGGTAATCTGGATGAAGATAGATTATGTCATTAGAAGCAAACACATGGTCTTTGTAGTGTATGTTATGGCCCAACAAGACTACAAGATAACCAACCAGCTTTCCAGAACTTCTAGCGGTAAAGATAGCAAGCCTGCCTGAATCTTCTAATAAGTCATAAGCGTCCCAATCTGGGTTTAGCTTAATGCGATCTTTGTTAATAGCTATCTCTTCCCAGTGTTTTTCTATCAAGGGGATACACTCATCCTTAACTTGGCACAGAAACTCTTGCTGAAAACTAACCAACAGACCTGCCCCAGACTATTTCTTTATCCTGTAAGTCTTCTACAAAGTCTAAGCCAAGATCACCCACGTATACGGACTTTTGATAAGCAGAGGTGTACCTAGCAATACGTGGTCTCTCTAAGTCTATTAGCCTATTCTCTACAGTTAACTCAATAGCGGCTTCATCTGCACTTTCAGATATATTCATCTGATCCATGTAACCAGAGAATAACTGTGTTAGCGCAGTTTCATCAGAGGTTATACCAAGGTAGATATTGCACACACGCCCCTGATAAGGCTCTGCAAGGGCTAGAGAAAGTATATCTGTTGTTATACCACTAAAAGTTAGTGTAGCACCCTTAACAGCTAAATCTGAACCCTCTTCTATAGCGGAGATAGCTAGAAGGTTTCCTGTTCCAACCCAAGTATTACCACCGTAGGAAAGGTCTCCTGCGCCTGTCCAGAACCTAAGTTCGTTAGGACTATCAAAGAGTAGTTCTACAGCAAAGAAAGGGTTAATGACATCATCGTCTAGGGCATTAAGTACTACCGAGGGGATAGTTCTACTCATTATACAATTACCTCTACAGCCTCAAAGGAGATACCATAAGAGTTACTGTTACCTATTTGCCAATCTTGTACATTATTTTTTAGTCTGAACACACCCTTAGCGTTGTCTACAACTACAGCAGCAGCAGAGTAGGTAGCCTTAAGGTTAGGCCAAATGTCTACTGCCCCCGTAGTAGAAATATCTGCTAAGACCTTATGTAACCTAGCTGTGCTTGCTGAACCTAGTTGTATGTAGTCGCCAGCTTTAAGTGTTCCACCATTACTAAGAGTTAAAGTAACAGAGGAATCACCAGCAGTACCCGTTGCTACTATGTCACCATCTACTGCTGTACCTCTAGCGGCTACACAATTAGGATCACCTAAGAGAAAGGTATTAACTGGTCCCTGTAACGACAACAAGAAAGCTACCCAAGGCTCACCTAAGTCTCTGCGTACAGGAGGTATGGTAACTGATGCTTTCCATGCTTGACCTGTGTGTTGTACTATCTGTTGTTTATAAGTAAAGGGAGACTCAGATGTGGCAACAGCGTTCATAGC